AAAGAGCGTTCGACAAGATGTTCCGAGCAGCAATGCAAGCGATGGACTTGGACGTATTTGGATTTTTCATCGGAGGATTACCACCAGAAGCGCAAGCCGAGTTACGAAAAAAACTTGAAGAAGAGTTTGGAGACATTCCTCTGCCTTGGGAAGACAATTATGAAAGTGGATCTGAAAGCAAAAATCAATACAAAACATATCTAGGTTCAAAAAAGCATTTATCGCTCTTTAAAGAGGATGGCTCATCCTTCAAAGACCTATCAGACGAAGAAAAGAACAAGCTTATTGAAGAACAAAAGAAAGCTCAAGGAACTTTTGGTACTGCATTGGGCAATATTCAAGAAGATATTGTAAACGCCTATATTGAATATATTTTTGATGTGATGAACATTGAAGAGATTGGCGATGCCTTATCTCAAGTTCCTGGTGGGACATTGGTGTTCAACTCTTTGGATAGTATTTTCAAATGTTCTACCCAAGGGCTGTTCAATCCACCGCTTAAAAGCTTTTTGTCTTCCTTGTCTCTGGATGCTTGCGGCTCAGACAGACATGTTGGATTAGCAGTACCAGAGTTTCAAGGACTTCCCGAAATAAGTTTTAGCAAAGCATTTTTCATTACAAAGTTAAAAAACACGTTCATAACCAAGATGGAGACGATAATAACAAAAGTCATAACAATGCTTATATTAAAGTTGTTTGAGACTTTGGATAATGCACTTTGCAAGTCCCTAAATGCAGTGGGGCAAGCAGCAGCCGCACTGGGCACTGCTGGGCCGCAGGCCGGACTGGATGAGGCGTTTGCCGATGCTTTCTGTCCCGATGCGGATGAAGATGAGTTAAACAACATAAAGAAGAACGCTTTTGGAAATGCATTGGGCAAAGGTGCCGTACCAGATGAGGCTTACGAGTGCTTGTTCAAAGCTATCAACGGAACAATGTCCAAGAGAGAAATCATCGACCTACTAACAAACACTCCTAGCAATATGGATGACGCAACCGCTTCGAAGTTTGCATTACTGGTCAACTCTAAATGTCCAGAGTTATCAGATATATTGGGAGATCCAGACGACGTTAAAGATGCTTTTGGATCAATGGGTAAGTTTATACCACCGGAACTTAAGGACTTTTTGCGAAACCAACCCAACGATGATTTAGATGCTCCAATCTACGATGCAATCTGCTTGACACAGGATGAACTAGACCAGTGGAATAAAGACAGAAAACAACTTTATGTAGACAGTGGTCTTGATGAAAATACCGCTGACGAGCTCATAAATAAGGCTAACGAGCGCGCACTAGACAACTTGGGTTCTCTTGCCGACATCGCACAAAAAGGGCCTGGAGGGCTATTAGAGGACGCTATAAACGCTGCTTTGAAACAACCTGATTGTAACGATGGAGGTCTCATTGTTCTTGAAGACGAAGAGTTGGCTCAAGACAAGAGAGATTTGATGGGAAATTACTTCGAGAGAATCGAATCTAAATTCCTTCAAGATCTCATTGGAGAGAGAGCGTCTCTTATTGGAAACATCTTGATAGACACGAGAGGGAACCATTTGCAACAACACAATAGGCGCGTGAATCTTGGAGATAGAACCGTGTTGTTCGCGGACTATGTTGATTCAGAAGAGCAGTGGGATCAAAGAGATGAAGATGCCGGCATTATCAAGAAAAAGTTCATGGAAAAAAATAAAATGAATGGTATGTTCCCAGAGAGCGTAGGCATATCGATGCTCAACCAGTTGAAGGAAATGAGCTTGCAATATAAAACCGACGACAAAGATCCTCAAGTAACAATGAAGTTTAACGCAAGAAGAGATCAAAGGTTCAATCTGGATGAGCACATAGAGACTGTTTTGCGTTATAGACTTAACCACAACAAAAAATCTACCCAAAGAGTTTTCGTAAGAGAAGAAACATTCTCTTTATTGTCCAAGCCCATGGAAGAGCTAGTACTAAGTGCAAAAGTAAACCAGGTTTTTGACAAAAGACAAATAGGCTTGGTCAACTATGATGTAGCTCCCAACGAGGTTAAGTTGTTCGCCAACCTATTGAAGGACAAATCAAACTCATCAACTCCGATCAAGACATCGAAAGTCATTAATCTATTTGATAACTTGAACTCCAAAGTCCTATCGTGCATCCGAGATGCTATTGTGCAATCTCCTGATGGTGAGACTCCTGTTGGCTTTAAGTTTGGATATGACGAACAAGAGGCAGTGAACTTTAGAGACCTGCTGTATGTAGATCCAGCGGCTGATCCCAACGATGAAAGCACATGGGAGTATACTTTCGAAGAAGAAGATGCAGTATTGGGCAAGTCAGCCACAGAAAATCCGCGAGTAAAGTTTTTAGACCCAGCAATACACGGAGGTCGATATAGAGCGCCTAAAATCCATATTGAACCAGCAACCTACAACGGATGGCTTGGGATGATAAAAACATTTGTACCTCAAGTCCAAACATGCGAAGATAAAGATAATGGCTTTTTGAACATTACCGAGATCGCAAATAGAAGTAAGGAGGTTGAGTCTAACCTGCCGGTAGACTCTAGGTTGGGAGAACCTCTGGAGTGTCGCTTAGAAGTTCCATACGACAGACAGCTCATGCCGGCCAACCATGGACTAATCGAAGGAATAGTTGTATCGACCATAAGAACGTATGCAACAGAGTTTATAGTAAAATCTTTGCCCGTATTCGCAGCAATATCGTTCAGTTCGAAAAACTACGACTCTTTGATATCAAAGTCTCTCGGATATTTAATGAAAGAAGAGATGTCTGATGCTGGTGTGTTTGCGAACATATCTCGCCTGGCGTATTACCTTGTATTTCTGGAGCAAGCAGTGCAGGTCGTTCAACGACAAATCATTGACGGACTCATGGAAGAAACTGAAGAAATGAGAGAAGCAGCAAAGATAATCAACAGAGCTCAAAATGACTATGAGAAGTTAAAGTTTGTTGACGTATTTACCGACATTCCATCCACAATTCAAGCTCAAATAAATAAAGGAACCAGAATTATAGCATATGGTACAAAATGGCCAAAACTAGGCCTGTCTGGTCTGACTAGCCTCAGAGGGTTGACTCCATATAAAATCAACCTCGCACGCAAGGTTGCTGTAATACATGATACTCAAGAGGCGGCAGAGGTGTTTCTAGCTGCTTTGGTAAACAAAGAGACTAATACCCTAGCAAACAAGCTAAGTTTGAATATGAGGCCATTACCGCCCGTTTACGACATAAAGAAATATATGTTGTCCAATCGAGGCATCTTGGATCAATCAGATATAAAATCTGGATTCTCATCGGTAGAGCAAGAAATTATCGAAGGAGGTTCCAAGCCCGACTATGGAGATATATTGAGCTGTCCTTCTGAAGATTTGATGAGCCCTCTTGGAACAATGTCGAAGACAATAGAGGACATGGAAAAAACAGGAGTCATGTATCTCGAGAAGTATGTGAGAGTAATCAGAAAGGATTCTACAGAACAAGTTATGCAAGTATCCGAATTCCAACGAATGATGTCTGATCGCTCTATATACGACGGAGAATCCTTGGTATCTGATCACTTTGGAGATGCCCAAATAATAGCAAATAAACTCATCGGTTCCATCGGAGTCAAGTTTGGTGTTCGTTTGATCATGGCTTTGCCGAAAACAACAGGTCTAGAGCCCGACTTGAACGTGGAACAAGAGAGACTAGCTAGCTACGTTATGTCTGGAGAAAACAAAGTTCACCTGCACCACATACCAGTCGCCTCTTATGAGCTCGATATAATAGATAAGCAAATAAAAGATTTAGATTTGCAAGATTCAAACATGGGAGAAGGCTTAAAGTGCTATGTGGATCGCTTGTCTGAGACGGAAGACTTTATTATGCTTTTCGACACAATACTTAAGACCCGTTCGTTCTGTTCCATATTTGGAATCTACTCGTTCCAAAACTTCGTAGAGTCTATCGGACAAGTTGAAGTAGAAGATGAAAATGACAGAAGAGACATCAACCAAGGATGGAAGAAGAGAATATTCAATGATACGAAAAGGCTTTTGAGAAAACAGTTTAGGTCTGTTTACAACTCTCAAGATGATACTCGCTCTTCTCGCTCATCTTCAAGTAGAGAGTCGAACACCGATTTCTTGAAAAATTTGATGCCCGATGTCTACTTAAACGTAAGGGGAGTTGGATTTTTCCAAAGGCTACGAATTGTTGATGCGAACCCTTTCGATGAAAATGGCGAACCTTGCGTCAATGAGTTTCAAAAGTTATTTAAGGACTAGAATATGTCTCTATCAATTGTATTTCCAATAAACATGAGAGTTGAAAACTCTGCCGGTATGGAGTCTCACCCGGACGCCAACACCACCGAGGCAATCAAGCAAAACATGAAAATGCTTTTGTTGACGAGAAAAGGAGAGTATGTTTGGGATCCGAGTTTTGGAGTAGGTTTGTATTCTTATTTGTTCGAGAATGACGTCACAATATCGACAGATATCCTCGAAGGAGAAATCAGAGATCAAGTGGCTACATACATGCCTTACGTGCGAATAGACGGCATAAACATACAGATAGACTCCGACTACCAAACATTAAAAGTCCAATTGCGATTCAGATATAATGGCTTAAGCATACCAGAGCTTTTTGAGGTTGAGGTATCTTAAATAACATTCGCTTTTAGACGATAAACTATTTAGTTCTTGACGAGGGCCTCATATGTCTAAACAAAAGAAAACACCAATAAAATATACGAGTCGAGATTTCGACACAATTCGCCAAGACCTAATAGAACATGCAAAGCGATTTTATCCGAACGAATGGAAGGACTTTTCAAAGTCTACAATCAACTCTCTTTTGATTGACTCCGTATCGTACGTGGGAGACGTTCTGTCTTTCTATTTGGACTATCAAGCAAACGAGTCTTTTTTAGACACAGCAATAGAATTTAACAATGTAAGAAAGCATGCGAGAGCATTGGGATACAAATATGCAGGTGCACCTAGCACATTTGGGACGTTATCTCTTTTCTGTCTCGTGCCTGCGAACTCTGACGGTACTGCTCCCGACTTTGATTACATGCCTATACTACAAAAAGGTGCAACATTCACGAGTTCTTCTGGAGCAAACTACATTCTAACTGAAGATGTGAACTTTGGAGATTTATCAAATGAGATCGTAGCAGCTAGGTTCGATGATGCTTCCGGCGCTACAACATTCTTCGCAGTAAAAGCATATGGTCAAATATCGTCCGGGAAGTTCTCCAGAGCAAAAGTAGACTTGACCAACTCTTCGTTCGAGAGATTCCGAAGAGTTCGAGTTGGTGGAGACAATGTTGTAGAGATAATATCGGTAGTGGACTCCGATGGCAACAAATATTATGAAGTAGACAATCTGTCCCAAGAGGTTGTTTTTGAAGAAACAACAAATACAAATGCGACTGCTGACGGCGTACGAAGTATATTGAAGCCTTACTCGGCATCTCGACGATTCGTACTTGAGCAAGACGATACTGGGACATATTTGCAGTTTGGTTTCGGCTCTGAAGATTCTGACGAAGATGAGTTGGTTGATCCTGCGAAAGTTGCAATCCAAATGCACGGTAAGTCATATGTTTCCAATCTGAGATTTGACCCATCTAAACTCATTGGAACAACAAAGTTGGGTATTTCACCATCGGGAACAAACCTGACTATCATATTGAAAACCAACGATGCTAACACCGCAAACTCTTCTGCGAACACGGTCACAAATGTTCTGAATGCTAGGTTTAAGTTCCCAGATGAAATCACTACCGATCAAAACAAAAGGGCAAATGTGATAACCTCTCTCGAGGTTACAAACGAAGAACCTATCTTGGGCGCAACTGAGCAAATAACAACTGAGGAGCTAAAACAAAGAGCCAAAGGTTATTATTCAACTCAATCGAGAGCAGTCACCAGACAAGATTATGAATCAATGATTTACAACATGCCTAACAAGTTTGGAATCATCAAGAGGGTTGGGGTGGTAAATGATCCATCGGCAACGAATCGAAGAACAGCCATTTATGTTATTTCAGAAGACCAGAGCGGAAAGC